TAGGGATTTTCCTCCCGAATCTTAGCGACAAGCTCAGAGCGCTGAGCAAGAAGGGTCTGAATTTCCTGTTCAACCTCAGGACTCTGCACATCGTCGCGGAGACGAGAGATTTGTGCAGTAATTGGGTCAACAGTCCCGATGTAAAGTCGTTCTCTTGTTGCACGGATAGTCTCATTTTTCTCAGCAACAGTTTGTTCTGGTTGGTCTTCAAACCAAACCTTATCAGAATCCTCTTTCAGGATTCTTCCCTGGTTTTCTTCCAGGGTTACAAATTCCGCATACTGCTCGTCAGTATAGGGTTTAGATAAATATTCCATAGGATTCTCCTTTCAAATATGGATGGATTGAGCAGGGTGGTCAGTTTACAATGTCTGGTACTGGCTACGACCTCACGTTTAATACACCATTTACTACAACAGATTACACGTTCCTGGCTATTAAAACCGATGTAACAGGTGGGTATCAATACGATGCTGTTAACGGTTTCACAAATAGGACGGTTAATGGTGGCCACGTTTATTCCTTTAATAGGGGAACTAATGACTGGAGAGCTTGTGGGTACTAATATCCACAAGCGTACCAGTAATTTATAGGGGTTTTACCTGGCTGATAAACATAAATATTAAACTGTTTAGTAGTTACATCTTGTACAGATAATACCCCTGAATCTGTTGATGCGATTACATTACAGGTAGTTGTGTAAGGAGCGGGAAAAGTAACTGTATGCGTTGCTTGACCTGTCGTCTGACCACCCTGCTCAATCCATCCATCAGAATACTTCGTATACCAATTCTTACCACTTCTCCAGGTTGCTGTTACAATCCTCTTGGTTTCCACGAACTCACTCGCGTGAACCATATCAGAGATGGAGTCAAGAATAGTCCCGACATCGATGTTCTCCACGTTAGTAATGGTGTTGCCGACCTTGTAGTAACGCAGGAGGTTTTTACTTTGATGCTGAACCGAAGCAAGTTCACCTTTAACATTAGGCGGGGTTTCATCCCATATATAGCCAATATATCTAGTATCTTGTGTAGGTAAATCGTAAGTATACCAACTAGCTCTAAGGTGAATAGTTTTTGCATTAGTATCTAGCACGTGCCCTAAGGATTCACCCAGGGCAGATAATGCACTGTTATATACATCCATAGTAACAAATCTCCACCCGGTAACAGTGTCAGTTTTCACCGAATAGGTTTTACCATAGTGTGTTTCATCTGCTGCAACACTCCTATCATAGGCCACTTTCATAGCAGCCCAGAGACTGGTATAGGTATTTCCACTCAGCGTCGACCCTGCCAGTGCCCAACCAATAGCCGCATCCCCGGAAAGCTTATAGTCCAAATCAATAGTTGCCAGCAGCGGGAGTTGAGCGCCACCAACCCTGTCAAGGATATCCCAGTTTTCATTCAAAGGTAAATCCCAGTCAAAGTCCCCTTTTTCAGGTTTATTCAGCCCAAGCGTGGGAGTCTTCTCATATCCATCCATCTTCTATTCTCCTACTTTAATTTCCCAGGTTACCCGAATAGGAACCCCGTTCTTGATTGTGAATTGCTGGAGGGGTAAAAACCGTGCCAGCATAGTATTGCCATCCGCCTGGGATTGAAAAAGCCCAATTTCCAGGCAGTCCTTAGTCCCCTGTCCAGCGTAGGTAAATGTGCCTACCCAGGAGAGCACATTGCTCCGCCTTTCAACCGTACAGGGAATCGTGGCAACCGTAGACCCCTGGAGGCCAGTCATCGAGTCGGTAGTGATGGCAGCAGAATCTCCTAGGCGAAATTCCGAGGGAAGTTTCACAGTATTCCCCTCGAGGATTCTTTGTGCCAGGAGCACCAACCCACCAGTAACCACCCTGTTAGCACCCCAGGCAAGGAGCTTCCCCTCACCTAGGGGCCCCTCCCAGACTTCTACCTTACCAGTAACAGTTCTGTCCATCATTCCTCCTTACGCCGCAGAGGCATCGTTGAATTGATAAGTCCAAATGATTTTAATTTCATCCTTGTCCTTTTTAGTGTAGGTTCCCGTAACCGCTCTACTAAACATAATACCACCACTTGCCGCGGTGAAAATCCCTGTTTCTTCCCAAACACCAGTGCCAACACCAGCCGCAAAGGTGGCAGTGAACTTCACCGTGCCATTGGTCTGTTCAACTGAATCAAAGGGAATCCTCGCGAACTGATTGCCTTTCAGTCCTACATCCGCCAAACTCGGTGCAACGTTGGAAGTCCCAACTGCAATGTGACTCGGTGCAGTGGGAGATTTCTTCGCGACAAACTTGGCGATTTCATTCAGACCAGTTTGCACAAACATATTGTGAACTTTAAAAACTGTTTTCCCTGTCTTCAGGTCAATAGCTTCAAGAGTGCCACAGCAACTTACAGAATTCTTTTTCATAACCCATATTCTCCTATACCATAACCTGAAATTCCATAGCCAAAAGCGACAAGCAACTCGGTGGAAATCTTACAGGTAGCTGTTGATTTAATTTGTTGAAACTTTTGCAGGATGTCAGAGGAAAGCACCCGGGAGGTAATTGGCTTGGATACCCGGAGCAGGCAAAGCCCTCGAGCAAGCAGACTTTCAACAAAAGCGGTCTGGAGAGCCAAACTCTTTGATGCCCTGCAATCCAGCCCCTCAGAACCCCTTTCCAGCAAGGAAGTCCAGACAGAACTCTCTTGCACTTTGAGGAGGGCCTCCGGCTTGACAGTCGGCAAGGCTTTCATCAAGTCCCCAACCTCTATCCCCTCTCCTTGCTCAATAATCTGCTTGGCCATCGTGTAGTAGTCTGCCACAATCCCAGCCGCCTCACGGATATCTTTAGTACCCAAAAGCACAAAGCTTTCTTTCCCTTTCAATCCATCACTGAGCTCAGTATAGGTAGAAAGAACCACGCTGTCAAGATTCTTCATTTCAGTCTGCCCATAGAGGTAGTGCACAGCATTGAGGTCCAGGATTTCAGAACCAAAAAGAGCATCTCTCAGGGAAGTCAACAGACTTTGCTGAGTTTCCGCCAAGAACCCGCTTTTGGCCAGTGCCCTGAGAATCCATTGCACCCGAGTTTCCGTCCTGAACCATCCCACAAAGTCATCCCTGTTCATCACGATAGTAATGTTGAAAAGTCCCTCATCCACGCAGACCGGCTTGTCAATATACCGCAGATACTCAGTTTTTTGTTCTTCCGAGAAACAATGTGGGAGGTCAGCCTGAGTATTTCTCCAGCTCGTGTCTGTGCCGGGAAGCAGATTCACGAGCACCGGAAACCCAGAGGTCTTTCCAACCTCCCTCCCGGAAAAGCCCCTAGGACTGATGGGGTCCCAAGGGCTGCAAGGTTTATCTTCCTCAGCCATCCAAACCTCCAAACGTTCCCGTGTCTGTGGCTCGGCGAAGTTCAGCATCCGCAACGTGCAGAGTTTTAATGCCAAGTTCCGTCAGTGGACCATAGAGTTCTCTCCAGGCAGGTTCCCGGCAAAAAGCAGCGAGGTTCTGCATAGTCAACCCAAGCAGAGCTTCCTGACCATACTTCAGAATAGGTGAGGTTCTCTCCCCGACCATCTCACTTTTCAGTGTGAATGCATTGTACCAGAGGAACCCTCGAGTCTTATCCTGGATACCATTCGGAAGCCAGAGCCACCGAACATTCTGAATCCAATAACCCCAGGCATCAGAGCCTCCACCACTCAGGGCAAAGCTTTCCGGGTCAAGAGCCTGGAGGGTATCCATACAGGAGGAAAAATCCGAGGTTGAGATATTCAGGGTGATAACCGACTTGAAGTCCTCAGGAAGTTCCAGGATATTTGGATTGTCCAGTGTCTGGTCAATTTGAAATTCCAGGAGCTTTTCATTCCATTTATAACTCCAGTTCTGTTCCAACGAGCGGACAGCCTGGAAAACCTTCCCCGGGATGACCTCTTTCAGAGTATCTCCCTTATTTGCCTCAAGCAGCACCATATCAAAGAATTCTTGCCAAGTTATATCAGACATAAGCCGTCCCCTTTCCAAATGAAAACACAAAAGAAGCCCTGGGCCTCACGAACCTCAGGGCTTCAAACCAAACCGGAATTAGGCGCCAGCGCCGCCACCAGCCGCCGCACCAACAGCCTCGGTCTTGTAAACCCGCTCTTTGGCTTTGGCCAGGTTCTTAATAAGTCCGTGGTCTTCCAACTGTTCAATCTTAATAGAACATTCGGCAATATACCCAGACTTCTCACCGTCCATTCCGACCTCGGTCAAATTCGGTTCATACTTCAAGTCACGGTTGCGCAGGTAGACATACTTAACGTGAGCCATATCCAGCACAAACGCATAGGAGTCAAACCCATAGACCGGGGAAGCTGTATCCAGGCCGGAGGAGGTACTCTGACTGAACAGCGGACAGGTCTTGAATACCAGCGTGCCGAACGGAGTAGTCAGACGAGATACCGTCATACCATACTCTTTCGTGCTCGGTTCCCAGCGCCACGTTGAACCCTCAGACTGACGGATGATTTTCTGAATGGTCAACAGAGCCAAATCCCCACAGAACACCATCTTCTCGGAAGAGCCGTACTTGAAGAGGTCTTTCATCCAGCTTTCCAAGTCATCGTAGCTCACGCCATCCGTTTTAGCCGAGGCATCGAAGATATTCTCTGCAGGCAGTTGGTCCAGAATACCACCCATAAAGCGTCTCGGCTTTCCATTGAATGTATCCTGGAATCTCTTACCAAACCAGAACGAACGCTCAATATCAATGGAGATGTATTCCAGCGCCTCACGTTTGGCCTCTTTCAGGGCATCCCCGGTTCTCAGCTCCGTTTCCTTAGCTGTGCCAGTCATTTCCAGCGTGCGACGGAAGATTTGAGTATAATTATATCGTTTGAACGGGTCATAGGCCTGTCCGGTCGGCGGCAGGGAGCCTTCTTCAAAAGCCGTGCCGATGACCAGGAGCTGGTTCTTGTCCCCGATGTTGACAGCGGTTGAACCTGCAACCCCACGGGTCAGGGTCAAAGCCGTATCCGATGTCGGGTCAGCCTCAACCTGGAGGATTTCCTTGGTGGCCTCGTTGTACAATAGCGTCCCCTTGACAACAACCTTAGCATCCTTAGCAACGGTAACAGCCTTGGTCGAAGTCGAGGCAACTGCACCATTTACCTGGAGGCGACGCGCATCGAGGCGCTTTTCAAACCAGTTAAATTCCGGGTCAGTTACAGATTCTTTCTTCATCTTAGAGGTCAGCGCAAAAAGCGGAAACTCTCCATTCGGGTACTGGAGGAGGATGCCCTCACGCCAGTCCTTAGGACGAACTTCAGCAGGACTGAAATTCTCCGTAGTTCTTAAGCCAGTAATAGCCATTTTTGGTTCTCCTTTAGACTAAAATTAAAAATCAGAATTTAAAACATCCAAAATTGCATCTGTGGAGTTCGGGTCTGGGGTTGGGGCCTTTGCTGGGGCAGGACTCGCAGGAGTCAGGGCAGGTGGATTCTTCGCAGGGGTGGGGACAAAACCAGCACTCTGAGCATATGCCGCAAGGAGCTGTTTAACCCTCTGCCCAACGAGGTTTTTCACCTGAGTATTCCAGACCTTGGCACCTGTTTCTTGAGCAACACCCTGGATGGTACTCCGAATGATGGGAGTAAGTTCAGGTTTGTTGAGCTCAGGGAAAGTCTTGAAAAAGTCCTCCCGGATAGTATTTCTAGAAGAGGTTTCCTTTTCCCTGCGAGATACCAAATAGTCCACCGCACGTGGGATGGCCTGGAATTGTTCCTTTGTCCAGGAGCCCAAAGATTTCAGAATGTTGTTGTGAACAGTCATTGAAATCCCCGAGGCAAAAGCCTGCAAACACGCAATCCGTTCTTCCTCAGTTGCGTCTTGGCCAAATAAGCCAGCATAGAGCTTAGGAGAAATATTGTAGGTATAGTCCTGAGGTTTTCTCTCAGCAAATACCTTGGTGTCCTCGTCCTCCTCAGGTTCCCCTTTGTCAGGTTTCCCTTTCGGCTCTTTTTGACTCTGCAGGTTCTGCTGATTTTGCAGTATCTGCATCATCAAAGTTCTAAGCTCAGCATCAGACGGGGCAGGGGCAGAAGTAGAATTTCCATTGGAAGCTCCCTGCTGTTGTCCTGCCGCTCCCTCTTGGGTAGTGCTCGTGGGTTCTACAGGAGAAGTAGCCGTAGAACTGGTTGAACCGCTTGAGTCAGGGGACTCAGAACCTGTAGAACCAGAGCTCTCCGAAGAGGTGTCTGATGCCGGGCTAGATGGTTCAGAGTTTCCATCTCCCTGGGTCTCAGAACTTCCCTCAGAGGGAGGGGTGCTCTGAGAAGGGGTCTGAGATTCCGAACCGAACTCTAGGTCAAATGTTGCCAGGATGTCATCCACCGAGTTCCCAGCGGGAGCAGTGGCTTCCTGGTTTCCATTCTCTATTTCACTCATATTGCCTATTCCTTATCTTCCTCCAGGCGAGAGTTCTGGGTCTCAGCCTGGGCGATTAAACTCTCCACAAGGTCACGAACACTCAGAACCCCTTGTGTATAGTTTTGAATCTTGATAGCTCTCACACGACCATCGTCCGTGGAAATATCTATACTAGAATATATATAAAGTTTATCCGAGACTGTCAACTCCAGAAGTTCCAGAAAAAGAGGAAATCTTTTGTCAGTCAGAAGTCCAACCAACATTTCCATCTCGGTTTTGCTAAATGGCTGGGAACGCCCTTTGGCCAGGGAGAGAAGACTCCCCCTCAGCCGACGTCCACGCCACCAACTAAAAAGCTTGTGTAGCATTGGCAATATCTCCTACAGGGACTAGGTTACCAGCCTGCACTTGGGCAAGTACCTGGTCATTTGGCATATGATTGAGGCGGAACTGGTCAATGTTCTCAGCACCACCCAGCCGAGCAACAAATTCAAATATCCTACCCACGTCATATTGCTGGGCCAGGGCCTGATTTCCAGCCACAAAGGTCAAGGCCTGCTGCCAGATGTCAAACAGGGCAACCTTGTCCAGTGGCAGTGAGCCATCGTGGACTGGAAAGTAGAAATCCCCAACCACGGATTCAGGGTTGATGCTCACCGGGAACGAGGAACCCTCATCCCCAACCACCTGGATGCAGAAATCCTCAGAGAGGAATTGTTGCAGATTGAGGGACATCTGTTTTCCCAGCTGGGACACGCTCGCCCCAGAGATGAACTGCGCGTGAGAGGCTAGACGAGAAGACGCTGCCTCAATGGTGGCACGGATTTCAGTAGCTGTTTTGCGCCCACCGGAGTCCTGCTGTCCCCGCATATTGTCTGTGATGGCGGAGATGTCATTAGCAATTCGCATAAGGTTCTGCATATCCCCAACGTGGCCAGAGGTAACATCACTCACCACAATCTGCTTGAAGTAAGTATTCAGGTCTACACCAAAAGCCCTAGGTTTCATCCGGATAAGCTTCCCTGGCTTGTCGCTCTTGAGGTCTTTTTCCTCCACCATCGAGGGGTCATAGATAAAGCTATTATTCACCACGCCCTTGACGTTGAAGATATGAGAGTTGAGAAACCAGGAGATGGAGTTCTGGAATGGAGCCAGGTAGTCCGAAATACCACAGTTCCCAAAGCCGTTACCCAAGGCATAAGGCTCATTAACCACAACAGGATGCTGTTGGTGGTCAGGAGAAAAAAGTTCAAACCGAATGAACTGGGATTCATTGGCCAGGGTGACCAGGAATTTATAGGGCTTCTTAGGGTCAACCCCTGGGAGGTCCAGCCCAATTTCCTCCGGAATCAGCTCCACAGTGCCCTCATCTATCTGAACCCAAGGAGAGCCCTGGTCAATAGTGGAGAAGTCGTATTGGAGGTTCAGGTCATTTCCGTTGGCCGCTAGGTTACGAAGTGAGGGATTCCCTGAGCGGGGTGTGGACATTCCCTTGATATGGTCAAGCCAAGCATAGGTTTCACCTGCCCGCTGGAGAGTAAACTTTCCAACAAAACTGCGCCAGTAGACAAACTCTCCTTTCTGGGCCACATCCAGCATAGGCACTCTGGGGTCAGGGAAGAACATAAACGGGTCTATGTTCTCGACCTTGTTACCCTGATAGACCGTCCTCGCCGTGCGGGTTTTGATAGGATTGCCGGTGAGGGGGTCTTGGACAATGGTTGTCCGAGGCTGGGTTTCTGTAACAAAGGAGGTTTTCAAAATCCCGAGCCCATAGATTTCCCCATTGTAAAGCCACTGGGTAAATTCCTTAACCAGGCGACAGTGCTCCGCGTTGTACTGGAGGAGCTTTTCCATATTGCGAGCGTTCTCCACGAAGTCTGCGTTGTAGGTGCCCACAGTGAAGATAGGTTTCCTCCCTAGGAACACCGTGGCCAGGTAGGTAACAATCGTCCGGATGGAGGAAAAAGAATAGGGCACAATGATGTTTGCGTCCTGTTTTTTCACCCCTGCCAGGGATTTATCCTGACAGCTCTTCTTATAGATGGAGTCCCATTCTTGAATCGGCACATAAGCCTGATATTCAAGTTCCCTCTGGTTCCAACGCCCATAGAACTGGCTCATCTTCGAGTAGGACTCGGATATCTGAGCCCGGACGCGAGAGAGCAGCTTCTCGTGGGTGTCGCTCCCAGGGGAAATAAATTTTCTTTCAATCTCGTTCATAGTTTACATTCCCTGTTGATTTCCCATAGCCAGGGCCTGAAGAGCATTTTGGATGGAGGTCATTGCGGCAGCATCGGCCTCGTTGGTGGGCTGACCGAAGGAGGAAAGCATCTGATTGAGCATCTCGCCCATAGCCAGGCGTGTTTCAGGGGAGAGTCCCTGGGGAACTACCGCAGGCTGACCAGCCATCATCCCCTGGTCGCCCCCAAACGGGTCAATGCCCTGAGCCACCAGCGCCTGGTCCTCAGGGGAGAGGGCCTGAAGAGCGGACTGAATTGAGGCTGGGCCGGTTGTAGGTTGGACTTGGTTATTGAGGCCCTGAAGGCCTTTCGCAGATACAGGCATAGCATTTCCTTTCACAGAGGGGAGTTAAAAGTCAAAAGGGAGGAGTCAAAAGTCAACTTCCCTAAATAAAGTTGGACTTTTGACTCTTGAGGGGAGAGCCTAGAGCCCTCCACTTTCTCCCGCGTCATCTTTATAATAGGATTCCTCAAGCCCGCTGTCAACCGGAATGGATACAGCTGCCCGGGATGCGTTCGCAAGGAGGTCAAAACACATCGCCACCACGTCAAGCTGGTCATCGTGGCCAGATGGAAATTCCGCCATCTGGGACTCGTATTCCCCAAAAGCCTGGCGATGGTGCACAAGATGGGCTGAGTACCTGGGCTGGAGGGTTCCAAGAATCCTGGCCTTTTTCTCCGTAGAGTAGCGGATTTTCTCCAGCACAAAGAAATCATTCCTCCGGGACATCTCCTCCTGGATGAGGGAAATAAGGCTCTCTTGATAGGCCACAGCCTCCACCCCACAGAGCAGGGGGACTTTCTCACTTTGACCCTCGGGAGGTCGGGACCAGATGTCCCTCAGCCGGAAGAACTCCCTCACCGCCTCGCTAGGCTCCATCCCCCGGAATCCCTCTACCAGCTCTATCTGGAACCGCCCACCAGGATACACCCCCACAACCCCAAAGGCCGCCTGGTCAGCAGACCTCTTTTTGGAGATAGCTGGGTCGTGGCAGAGCGCGCGGAAGAGAGGGCGCTCAAGAGGGGTTCTCTGGATGTCCGAGGGCCTCAGGGACATAGTGTCCTCGCAGACCAGCTTGTTAAAGAGCTCCAGGTAGAATGTGCCTAGTTCTCCCTGACGGGAATACATCTCCTTTTTGAGGGCTATTTTTTCCTGGTTCATATACTTCGGGAAGACCGGCTCGCCTTGCGCGTCCAGCACGCCCATAACCACAGTGGTAAAGGTGGGGTCTTTCCCCAGGTTGACCAAGAGGGCCTCATTGTGGAGCAGCGTGCCAGTGAGGAATATCATAGAGTCTGTTTGAAGTTCCCCGAGGGCTGGCAGCACATCGCCCATAAACCAGGTGAGGGTCTTCTTTCTTTGCTCTGGGGTGGCCACAGATTCCTTGTTTTCCACATCATCGAGGTGGATGATATCCGGCCTCCGTCCGTTGACATTCCGTCCGCGGACTTGACCACCTCGCCCAGTGGCCTCCATAACAAACCCGTTGGAAAGGATAAAAGAGTCCTCAGCCCAACGGCCATCTCCCTTGAGCTGACCAAACAGGGAGATTAGTTTATTATTATACTCGAACTCATTCCTGCAGTTGAGGAGTTGCGTGCTTGCGTGAGTGGCGGTCTCACCAATTTTCAGCACGAAATCACGTTCTTTATAGCACCCCATAAACACGTGAGCTCCGTTGCCAAGGGTGGTCTTGCCGATACCACGAGGCATCATTATCTCTAGGTTCCGAGCCACGCGAAGTCCCAGAGTACCATCCTCTTTCCAGAAGAACAGCGGGGTTCCCTTTTCGGCGTCATTCCAGGGGTCTCGTTTCGCCACAAAATTCTGGATTATCTTATCCACCTCGCCGTATTTGGGCAGGAAATCTGTCCGCCGGAGAAGCAGGGCCAGATACCCTCGGTGCATCCAGGTGAGGGGCTCATAGAACCAGTGGGAAAGAATGGTGGTGAGGAACTTGGGAGGGTCAAGATAGAGCTCTCTTCTTAAATCCCGCTTAGCTTTTTCATCAAGTTGTGTGGACATCCTTTTCTCCTATATCTGAAAGTTCTCGCCAAACCAGTGATAGGTGTAAAAGACCTCTGGGTCTGTGGCCTCCCGAAGTGCCTGGATTTCGTGCTTGGGTGGGTAGATGAGGTTCTTGCACACCTGAACGCAGATAATATCCAGGTCAGGATAAAGCACCTTGAGCAGGGGCTTATAAAGTTGACCCATCTGGAGCCAGGCATCCTGGGTTTGGGTTCTCTTCACCTCAAGGAGCCAAAGCTTTGTCTGTGCGAGGACGAGGAGGTCTACCTGGGCATAGTGCCAACCGGTGGCATCCTTGAAGTGTATCCAGCGATTGTAGACTAGGGACTCCGGGGAAACCAACCGTTTCAGGGCCCTGGCCACCGAGCGCTCGAAGGTTTTCCCCTTGGCGAAGGAGCCCTTGAGGCGAGAGGAGTCCTTGGCAAATGGGCTATCCGACCAGGAGCAGAGCTCAAGTCCCCTCACCCGGTGGATTTCTCTAGGCCTGTGAACCATCTTTCACCTCCAGCTTGTCAAATGAGGGAACCACCTCGACATCCCCTCGGTTGGCGGCCTGGCGAAGTTCCCGGAGTTCCTCCGCTGACATAGACACGGAGATGTTCTGGCTCTTGGCTACAGGGCTATATCCCGCGCGGTCAAGGGTGACCTTGGAAAGTTCTATAAGCTGGGAGGTGGAGATGGAGTCGGGCTTCTCGGCGAGGCGCTCCTGGATTTCCCCGATGGCATCGAGGGACAGAGTTGCCAGTCGCTTTTGCACATCCGCGAACTGCTCGGTTTTCTGTTTCTGGTAGAAAGCCACCAGGTCTTTAAACGAGGGGTCCCGCTTGAGGATGGATATCCGGGAGAGGGAATAAGAGGTAATCGCACTGACTTCAGTCTCCGAGAGGCCCTGGGCGAGGAGCTGAGCTATTTCGTGGTGTATGCCTCGGAGCTTCGCGATGGTAGGGGCCTCGGAGGTGGGCAGGCCGCCTTCTTCCCGGGCAATGAGGTCTTGAGGTTCAATGGGGCCTAGGATTTCGAGTTCCAGGGCGGAGAGTTTCCTGCCCTTTGTTTTAAATTCAGACATTGGGATTTCCTTTCAGGGGAGAGTTAGTTGACTTGGGCCTGGCTTCGCGTGGGCCATTTTCTTCCATTATAAGGCCGGGGCGCCGGGGCTGTCAAGGGGCGGGCAAGTAGAAAGTGGGGTTTAGGTAGGGAGGGAAGTGCCTTTTGACGGGGGAGGGTTGGCTTGGGGCGGGGCTGGTTGAAATTCTTGCTTTGGGAATTGAGACGGCTCAGGTTTTCTTTTCACATTTCCCAAGTTTGCAATACCCCCTAGAACGCGCGCGCGAAAGGGGGCGGGTGGGGTGGCTTTCCGGGGCAAGAGGGCTGGGAATTTGTAACATTTTGTAATATTTTGTGATGAGGTTTGGGGTGAAAAAGTGCTCCCGGGGTGCAAAAAGTGCTTGACTTTTCCAAAAATCAAGGGTATATTAACATTATCAAAAGGGCGGAAGTCTTTTTGATGATGATAAAATTGAAACAACATTTTAATAGGAGTAAAAACAATGACAGACGCAAACAAAATCTTCGAGCTTTTAAATGGTGAATTGACTTTTAATTTTGCCGGGGCAGGGATTGAAAAAACAATCCGCATTGATGAAATACCGGAGGAGAGCCTAGCGGTGCTTCTTTCTTATGGATGCCGAAAACTCAATGACCGGGTTAACAGCCAGGTCAAAGATTCCGACACACCGAAGAAAGAGCTTATTGACCGGGCGCTTGAGGATTTGCTTTCCGGGAAGTTGGGAAGTGGAAGAGCCCCGCAAAGTAGCAACAAGGCATTTAAGGACTTCATCTTTGAGGTGCTTAAAGGCCAGGGTTACCGGGTTAAGGACTTCGAGTCCGTGCGGGGTGCAACGCCGGAGGTTATTGTCCGGACTTTCTGGCACAACGCAAGCCCTGAGCAACAAGCCACTATTCTGGAAAAGTTGCAACAGAGATTTGAGCAAGTGAAAGCACTGGCAACGTTGGACATATAAGAATATTAACCCAAAAGCCGAGCCCCGGGGTATTCTTCCGGGGCTTTTATTTTGTCCCGGCGGAAGTCAACTCGGGCGGGCTGGGTGGAAGAAAGCAGCACGACGGGGCGGGGTGGAATTTTCCGGGTGGACGGGCGGAATGGACATTTTCCCGGGAAAACATCGCCGGTACGGGGTATTTTTTCGCCATACAACGCACAACCCGGGCGGGGTGCAACATACCCACCACCCACACCCGCACACCCACCCCACGCCCATTTAATCCAATACTCCCCAATACTCCCGAATACTCCCGAATACTCCCCAATGCTTGCCAGAACTGAAACCCCCCATCTCCAAGATTTTTTTTTTTTATTTTCTAGTTTTTTTTTTTTTTTTTTTTTTTTTACATACGTTCTAGAAGGTATACCCACCACACACGGGGGTATCCAGTTCAATCCAGTAATGGGCAGTAGTCGGGAGTAATGGGCAGTAATGGGCAGTTCTGGGGAGTAAGCGCTGACCCGAGGTCATCAGTCCCCTTTCCCAAGTCCTCTCCCGGAAGACCACCCAGGCGGATAGAATCCCATTGACAAGGGCGCAAAATGGTATTATATTAAAGGCAGAACTTAAAAAATGAAAGGAACAGACACGATGAACAAGCAAGACAAGGTAGAATACCAGATAAACCAGATAAAAAATTTACTTTCCTACTGGGCATCTCGCCAAAAGGAGAAAGGACTCCACTTCATAACCTCTCTGCCGAAAGGAGCAAGAGGAACAACCGAGCAAGACGAGGTGCTCATTTCCGGGAGGAAGTTCTTTCTAATCTACACGCAGGTCGACCAGGCTATCTGGACAAAGGTTCTGTTGCAAGAACAAGGTGCGGGCAGGGTCTTTTTTCTAGAGGTGGAGGAGGTGCAGAATGACTCAGAACACCAGTAATAAAATCCCCCGGAATCAAGAGGCCAAAGCCCCAGTCAAGAATAAAGCCCAAGCCCCAACCCTAGGCACCCTCCTCGCGACAGCGCTGGGAATAGCCTACGGAGCCTGGGCGGTGATAGTCTGGGGAAGTGGATTCAGCGAGGAGCACCTCCCCTCGAGTCCCCAGGCCAAAGCCCAAAGTTGCCAGGTGGAATGGGGCAACAAAGCTCCCTGCCGCCGGTGGCGTCAGAACCACCAAATAGCCAAGTTGCTAGTCAACAGTCCCAAGACACCAGCTAAATAGAAACACCCACATTTAGAACTGAAAGGAACATAAAGATGACAGTAAACAAAACAGCCAGCACGCTAGACAGAAACAAGCAGAAGAAAACCCACTTCCCACACAGGACATACCTCCTAGATTCCTCCCACGGTAGGACACTCCTCTTCAAGCATCAGAGGGCCTGGCCGCATTACCTGGAGAAGAGGCTCCAGAGAATGTTTGAGGAGCTCCAGAGCAGGGTCTGGCCGGAGCAGAGGAGGGAAATGCCCCTCGCCAGCGATTGGCACGGCAGATGGACGGAGGAAGGACTAGGCCTAGGAAAATCAAACCAGAAGTGGATAATCCAAATAGATGTCTGGTTTGCCGCCCAGGGGAGCAAGTCCGCTGGCTGGAGCACCCGGATAAGACCAAGTATGGTCATCTCCCTAGTAAGGGCAGGCCAGGATTGGCACGGGGAGGTTGACTGGACGGACACCTGGATAAGGGAGGATGGCCAGGAGCTCTAGGCCCCGAGTCCTCAGGTCAAGGTCAACTCAGAAAACCCTGGAGGGAAACCAATTATTACCTAACAATCAACAGAGGGAGAAAAGTTATGTCAGATAGTCTAATCAATGTCAAGAAAAGAACCTGGCCAGCCCAGTGGGAGAAAGTCAACACCTGGCTCCCCAGTCGGCGCCCGAGGTTCAAGTCCAAGAGGAACGGGCTGTTGTATCGCCTGGACGAGGTCAATGGTCGGGAGGTGGTGCTCAGGAAAGAGGGCTGCCAGCGGGCAACCCGGCTGAGCTACGGGGCGTTTGAGTCAGGGTTCATAAACGTCGGGCCCTAGGCAGGCAAGAGTCCCAAGTCAAGAGTCCCAAGACAGGAGTATCAAATAGAATATTTACAATATAATTGAGAGGAACTTAAAATGAAAACCTATATCCAAACAACATTCACGCTGAACATCACTGTGCTAGAATCCGGAGCCCTTCAAGTAGAGGGCTTTGAACCTGCATTTCAGAGCCCAGAGGATTTGTATTCCTGGCTGCAGAACCTGGCCGCAGAAAAGCCAATGCCAAGTCCCTACCGGCCAACACGGTTCTCCTCTGAGTGGGCACGGGAGGACGAGCTCCAACGGCAGGCCCGAGCACGGGAACTTTTCAAGAAAAGGAAGGAATCAGTGCAAGTCTGGAAGGACACAGCCGAAAGTCCTCAGCCCAAGGAAAAGCTCAGGGAGATGGACCTCTTCAGGGAGGAATACAAGAGGTTCAAAAGGAAATATCCTCAGGCAAGTGATGAGGTGCTGAGGAAGAAGGCCCAGCAGATTGTGGAGCTCAGGCGAGGGCTGGTGGAAGAGATAGGGCTGGAGCTCTCAGAGTTCAAAGTCCCAAGTCCCCAGGCAGAGCCCCAGGCACAAGTCCCTAGCCACGAGTCAAAGGTAGGAATTGGGGCTCAGGAGGACAGGGCTGAGCCGTCCCGTTTCCCCGGGAAACCCCTCCAAGTCCAGAGTCCCACTCCCACCCCCAGCCTGTCAATAGACCAGCTCCTGGCGGAAATTTCCCAGACCAAGCTCCGGTAGTCAAGAGTCAAGAGTCCCAAGTCCCAAGTAGAAAGTAGAAAGTAACATCCTAGAATAAACTGAAAGGAATCCAGATGACAAATCAAGTAGATAAGAAACTTTATTTCCAGGGGGAAAACCTTCTCCTTAAGCATCTCCACCGAGGCCCTCAAGGCACAAGCCCCAAGTCCACAGCCCAGAGTCCAACTCTCGAAACCCTCACCTTTTTCCGTGTAGGGCTCACCTCCCCTTCCCAGTCCCTAGACTACGACCCCAGTTGGAAAGCCAGCTACCGCTACGCGGAGCAATTCTTCCTGAAAGTCCAACCCCAGGAAAATGGCAGCCCTGTCCCTGTTCTCCAAGTCGAGCACATCTCCCCGGAAGGCTTCCTCCAAGGGGATACCCAAAGTGCCTATAATATCCTTGTGGCGGACTGGGAAGAGGAGCTCCAGGAAGAGGGAGTCCCCTCCACCAAGACACTCCTCTCCCTCCCGGAAAGTGTGCTCATCTTCATCGTCGGGGAGTATTCTGATGGCCATCGGATAAAGCTGGGCGAGATGACTCAGGGGAAGATAGACGCTCAAATCTATCGCAGGTTACAGAGGGAGATGGTGGAAATACTCCTCAACCCGGACTGGGAAGAGGTGCTCTGGATTTTCTAGCCCCAGGGCAAGAGTCCCAAGTCCCAAGAGCTAAAAGTAGAAACCCAAATTTAAACTGAAAGGAATCCATATGACAGACGCTGAATACAATCGAACCCTGCATAGGTTAACCACCTGGCTGGAGAACCCCAACCACAGATACTGTGTAATATCCCCAGCCACTAACCACACCCCCGCAGTGATTACACTCCTCGAGGGTGCACGGCAGACCACCCGAGGGCTCGCGCCAGGAGAGACCGAGGAACACTACCAGGCCCTGGGCTATAAGGTTCCCGGGCAGGAGAACCTTACCAAGTTAGACCTAGCCTATCTCCGCATAGCCCAGGTTCGAAATCTCCACGCGCAGGGGATGCTGGAATCCCACGTGAGGGAGGGACTTTCCAAGGAGCAGATTCTCCAAATCAAATCCCTGAGGAGGTCCCGATGACCAGGCCCAAAGAACCCACTCTCCGTCCGAGGATATACCTGGGAAAGGAGAAAACCCTGGATGGCAAGTGTATCCTGCAGGACATCTACCTCACCCGGAAAACCACAACCGGCGGGGAGGACATCCGGATAGGAAACATCTGTTTCCAAAGTCTCAAGGGCCACGGCCCAGACAGGGAATGGATAATCTCCAGTGGGAGCTTTCTCAACACCCTGGTGGAACCCATTAAAAAGGGGAACAAGAATAGGGCCTACCTGGCGAGAAAGCTGGTGGAGAATGAAATCAAGAGGCTGAGGAATTTGATGGAAAGCCTGGAAGATAAAATCGTCCTGCTCTCCGGGAGAAGAAAAGAGCCCGGGCTTGTGCACTTCTACTTTCTGGAGGATGACTGGCCACTGAAAATAAAGTTCAGCAGGAGGAGGAAGGTTCCCAACAGCCACCCGCCGAGACCCCAGCCAGTCAAGTCCCAAGCTCTCAGTCCCCAGTCAACAACCCAACCCTAACTCTGAAAGGAAATGAAAATGATAGACAACTTGACAAACAACCCCAGAAAACGTGAGCCCCTCCATCTACAGTGGTGGGTGCCAGATTCCAAGGAAATGCTGGAAAAGAATGTAGCCTATGAAAACCCCTTTAACCAGGAGACCAAATAATGAACCCCCAGATAGATAACCCTAACTCCGTGGCCTTCCCTCCTCAGGCAACCCCTGAGCAACAGGCCTTTATCCAAACCCTTTTAGAGGGTAAGCCTTGTTTCCTCTCCGCCCGGGCTGGCACAGGCAAAACCACTACAATCAAGTGGGCTGTGCAATCCCTCCGCAAGATGCTCAAGGCCCAGGGCAAGGACAATCCCCAGGCGGTTTGCGCGGTAGCCTTTAATAAGGCCAACCAGCAAGACCTCCAAAAAGCCCTGGGGATTGATGTCCAGGTGATGACCCTCCACGGACTGGGTTTCAAGTCCCTCCGGGAAGCCCTGCCAGGACTCGACCTCGAGATGGGCAAGGTGTTTGAAATCCTCAAGACCCACGGAAGTAAGCTCCGGAAGAGGGAGGTCTTCTCTGACACATTCCGCCTGGTGAGTTGTGCGAAGAACTGGGGCCTGGGCTACGAGGGACAGCTCGGCCCGTGGAAACTCAAGCCACTTGTCCCCGCGAGTTGGGAAGCCTGGGCAGACCTCAAGGCACACTTCGAACTCTTCAATGCAAAGGAGGAGGTTGCGGCGGAAGTCCTCAAGGAGTCCACGCGCCAGGCAATAGAGGATGGCCAGATAGATTTCGATGATATGGTCTACCTGCCGGTGCTCCTTCGTCTTCCTGTGTGGTCAGCCGAGCGGCTCATTGTGGATGAGGCCCAGGACCTAAGTCCCCTGAACCTAGCCCTCCTCGCAAAAAGTCCCAGTAAGAAGTGGTTTGTCGGCGACCCGTTTCAATGTATCTATTCCTGGCGTGGTGCGCAGGAGGATATTATCCAGTCCCTCGGCCTGCCCGAGCTCCCACTTACGAATTGCTGGCGGTGCTCGAAGGAGATAATCCAGGAAGCCAACAAATGGGTGCCGGATATCCGGACAGACAATCCCAGTGAAGGGCCAGTCCAAACCCTCACGTGGCTCCCAGACTTTAAAAAGGAAAACCCAGCAGTGATACTTGGCAGGAGAAACTCGGAGCTAGTCTCTCTGGCTCTCCAACTCCGCCATTCCGGGGTGCAGGGTTTTATCCAGGGAAAGTCCTTTGTGAAAACCCTGGAGGAGATTCTTTCCCAGCTCAAGGGAAGTAACCTCACCTCCCTCCTCAAGTCCCTTGGCCAGTGGCTGGACAAGATGCTTGAGAGCTACCCACACAAAAGTGGAGAGCTCAAGGACTATGCTGAATGCCTGGCAATGTTCCTTTCCGAGGGCCGGAGTCGCCAGGCCGCAGAGAAGCTCATCTCAGAGAGTTTCACCGACACCCCAGCTCCGGGAGCTTGGATTCTCTCCACCATCCACAAGGCAAAGGGACGGGAATGGCCTCGGGTGTATGGCCTCCAGTGGACGGACAAGGCTAACCAGCCCTGGCAAAGAAAAGAGGAGAGGAATCTTCACTACGTCGCAGTTACCCGGGCGCAAAAGCAGTTTACTTGGATTGCTGAAAGTGCCTGGAAAAAGGAACGTGAGGATTGGAGAGCACCCTCAGGGCAAAGAGCCCAGCTCCCCAACAGAGAATTTGAATTTACCTCTGGTGCTTTCGGTTGGGATTACTCCGGGGAATCCGCTTGACAAGACAGGCTTTCCCAGCTAAAATGAAATTGAAGATGAAAGGAGAACTGATATGAGTCACACAAATCAGGGAGTCAAATTTGTCCAGGCTAAAATGCACGTCGTGCAGGATAGGCAAGGCACTCTTTACCTAGCACAGGCAGACCAGCTCTTTTGGACAACCATCGAGGGGGAACTTCTCCCCCTCCAAGGGTATAAAGACCTAGGCTCGGTGGAGAGTCTGCTGAATAAACTTGCCCAGTATCGGCACGCGAGCAAGATACTGCTTGGTCAAACCCAGAACACGTTGTTGAATAACCTGGAACTTTTTAAGGAGATAGAATGATAGGAAAGATAGATGAAATGCTAGATAGGTTGAGGGAGGAATCCTGCCCGGATGTGGGAGTCCCTCGCCCAATGCTAGCCACGGCGCTGGAAGACAAAGACCTAGATGGGTTACAGTACCCACTCCTCGGGAGTCCTAAGATAGATGGATACCGCGGGCTCTTCTGGAAAGGGAGGTTCTATGCGAGAAGTGGAAAGCTCCACCCCTGTCCGGCAGTGCAGGCACTGGCCAAGAGAATGCGGGAGGCCAACCTGCCTGACCTCGATGGGGAGCTGATAGTCCCTGGGGAGAGTTTCAACACCGGGGGAGGAAAGCTCCGGAGGCTGGACTATACAGGCCCGGTAGGTTTCCTGGTCTATGACCTCCTCAACGATGGGCTGCCTTTTTTAAACCGGTGGGAACTCTACTCCCATCTGGACAAGGTCCCTGGCCTGGAGTATGTAACTCAGGTCTGGCTGGAAAATAAATCCCAGCTGTTGGATTTTGAGAACACCTGTCTTTCCTCCGGATTTGAGGGAGTTGTTGTGCGCAAGCCGAGTGCACTCTACAAGCACGGCAGGGGAACTCTTCGCGACCAGATAATGCTCAAGCTCAAGCGCTTTCACACGGCGGAGGCCAGGGTATTGGAACTTCTCCCTCGAATGCACAATGAGAATCCGCAGGAAACCAGCCCACTGGGGTATGCCGAGAGGAGCTCCGCCAAAGAGGGACTCTTGGAAACCAACATCCTCGGGAGGATAAAAGTCCAGGGACTCAATGGCCCCTTTGAAGGAAGGGTCTTCCACATTGGCACCTTTGATGGCCTGACCGAGGATGACAAGATTCAGGAGCTCAGAAACCAAACCCTCTTGGGCAAGGTGATAACTTATAAGTATTTTCCTACCGGGGCGAAAGACAGACCACGGCATCCCGTATATCTCTGTGAGCGCCCGGACTGGGATAGAGAGGAAGAACAAGATGACAGAGAAAATTGAAGTCAAGCACTATACGAAATATGAGATAGACCCAAATGCCAAGACCTTTCAGGATTGGAACTTTTACTGGAAGGATGGAAATAGGGATTTTAAATATAAAATCTTTCAGCATCTCAACCAGGAACCCCCGCGCACAAGTCCAGTGCCAAAGCTCAATTCCTGGTGGGTGTGCCGACAGGATATCCTCGCAAAGATTGTAGCAGAGACCGATGGCTTTTGGATTCTCGTTGGGGCAAGTCCCTGGGAACCCCACCGCCTCACTACTATCTGGGAGAGGAAACACTATGAAACCCGAATGCTGTTCCAATGCCCAGATACCCGGCGGGCCACGGAGCTCAAGCACAACCTCACCAGGAGTTCCTGGTGGAAACCCAGCATTTTCCAAATCGTGTCCGATATGAGCTACAATCTCCAGGAGGAATCTGGCCCAGAGGACTGGGAGAACTTCCGCTTTGGGGTATGCTGGCCGGGAAGATTCTGTTGGCTTAAACCTGGCAAAGACCAGCTCCGAGGAGTGTGGAATGACTGGGAGGTTCTCAGCCAGAACCTCCACGGCGAGACCCTGGAGGAAAGAGAAGACCGTCTGCAATGGGCGATGGTCAAGATGCAATGCAAATGAAAGGAGAGAAATTGAAATGAGTGCTATGGATAGAACCAGCTTAATTGAAAAGGCAGAGAGGATTGTCAACCAAGACAGGAACACCCGTTATGGAGGGCCGGAGGAATCCTTCACCACCATTGCGAAGTTCTGGTCGGTGTTTCTTGGAGTGGAGGTCAGTCCTCTCCAGGTGGCCGGGTGTATGATACTACTCAAGTTGGCCCGCCTGAAAAAGACCCCGACCCACGAGGACTCTGTGGTGGATGGGATAGGGTATTTCGCCTGTATGGCAGATTTTCTGAGGGAATCTCCTAAGGACCTGGTCAAGGAATACTTCAGCAAGAACCCTATAACGGAGGTGGATGATGGAAAATAAAACTAATCGGGTAGCACCCAGAGACCTCCTGGAACGTGCCCTGGCCAGTCCCAACGGGGTGAGGATCTTCTTCCTCACACAGGAAGAGGCAATCTCTATGCGGAACAGAATGAACGCTGTCAAAACCGAGGACAGGAAAAAGAACAACAAAATCTATGCCCCAACCGACCCGAGCTACAACTCCACGCCCTACGATGACCTGGCCATTGTTATCAAGTCAGGACTTTTGTCCACCCAGGGAGAGGCCAAGATCCTCTTAGAGAGGGGTGGCTTTCCCTCGCAGTGTCCGGGGAGCTGGTTGTATGTTCTTCCTAGCGGGGCATCCGACCAAGCCTTTATTGTGGAAGAGCTCTGAAGTAAGGGCTTTCCAATGGAAGTAAGACGGCTCAGTTTCCACCCACGCCCAGAATTTCAGAGTTGACTTTCCTGGGGCCTGAGCCATCTCCCGCGCCGTCAAAAATATTTATGCCAGAACAGCACATTTATATTGACAAGCCGGGTTTTTAACATTATATTGATTTTGTAAACGGGCGGGAAGTCCAAGCAAAGACCTCTTTTAAACAGAGTCTTTCCTCCTCCTTCCCTCCCACCTCATCAACTCATTACCACTGAAAGGATAAAACTATGGTAAACTTTACAGCCGAAACACCGAGAAAGAATTTCACGATTGCAGACAAAGCGTTCACTTGTCCTCAGCCATTCGCCGCAGGCCACGTCTTGACGGATAACGAAGCCGCTGTTATGAATCAGGTTCTGTCTGAAAACGTCCGTAATAACATCGCTCCGAAAATTAAAAAGGGAGAAGAAGTAAGCCAGGAAATCATCGACAAATACGTTGCTGGTTACGAGTTCGGAATTAGAAGTATCTCCACCTCTGACCCGGTTCAGAAAGAAATCCGCCGTATTGCAGAAGATGCCCTGGGCAAGAAACTGGCCTCGAAAGGTATGTCCAAGGCTAAGCTCACGAAAGAACAGTATGGTGAAATGGTTGACAGCATCATCCAGAACAACTACGATGCCCTGTACAATCGTGCAATCCAGGTTATTGAAATCCGTGCAGCAAGCTTGGATTTGGAGGCCTAATAAATGTCGGGCAGTGGAATCAAGTCCCAGGTTCTTCTTGTTGAATCTTGCCTTGCCACTGCCCTTCAACATCCCTGGGGTATCCGCATTTGGGTAGGGAATGACCAGAAATTCAAAAGACTTTTCTATCAGGTTCGGAAAGGAAATCCACAGTTTGAATGTCTTTCCCTCCTCACCACGACTACCCCGGGGGAATTTTTAATTTTCAAGGAAACGGAGGCCCAGGATGGCTCAAGAGTGGAAGAAACTTACGATTAGACTCCGCCCTGAAACTCACGTTATGATGAACAAGCTTAGCAAGGCTGAGCCGGCAGTAGTCATTCGTGGGATGATAGAGCGCTGGGTCGGAAAAATGATAGAACAGAAAAACTTGGAGGAAAGAGTGCAGAGAAACCTATCTATTGAAAAGGAGACCTAGGATGGTAGATAATGTAAACCAGGAAGAAAACCCCATAGCCGAGGCGGATAAGGAATCCGTTGACCGGCTGTTTAATAAAGACCCGCAGTTCTTAACCCAGGAAGACCTGGCGAAGATAGTCGAGCGCCTTCGGGCGAATAGAGGAACCTGGCTCAAGAAAGAGAAGAAGGCCCCTGCGTCGAGAGGTGGAAAGAAAGTCCTCGAGAAAGCAGAGATGCAGGCTCTCTTGGCAGATTTGAAACTCTGAGAAAGGAGAAAGCAGAATGACCGACATAAACACGGAAGAAGATTCTATCCCAGTGAATAAGGCCTTCTCCCAGACCAACCCTTACCTCCAGCTGGTTTGGGATGCCACCTCCCTGGGGACTTTCAAAGAGTGTCCTCGGAAATATTACTACCAGGTCATCCGTGGCTACACCACAAAGAAGACCGCCCTTGCGCTGGACTTCGGGATTGCCCTGCACGAGGGGCTTGAGAGCTTTTACCGTAGGCAGGACAAGGGTATGGACTTTGAGTCCAACGTTCTGGCCACTGTGGAACAGCTTATGAAACACCCACTTCGCCAGAACATTGATTCCTACGAAGACCCGCTGAGAAATTCCAAGTCCCTCGTGGCTCTGACCCTGGCTTATCTGGACAACTACCAGAATGACCCACAGGCCACCAAGAAATTCGGGGATGACACTCTGGGTGTGGAACTCCACTTCCAGTTTGAATCCAACCTGAAATCCTGTTCCGGTGAGATGTTCTCTTTTGCAGGTCATATAGACCGCCTCGTGGAGTCCAAGTTTGGCCTGGGAGTTTTCGTGCTCGACCACAAGACAACTGGGATGCCTCTAACAGACCATTACTTTTCCCAGTACAACCCGGACACGCAGATGACCCTCTACACCATTGCCGGAGAGGTTTGTTATTCAACCCCCCTCAATGGAGTGATAGTTGATGCCATCAACGTCAAAACTGGGGAGTTTGCAAGGCAGATGACCCTACGCTCTAAGGAGTATTGCAATGAGTGGCTGGAGGAACAACGCCTTTGGCTTACCCTGGCAGAGTTCTTCGCCACCAAAGGCCAATGGCCTCAGAACGACAAGAGTTGTAACAAATACTCTGGGTGTCCGTTCAAGTCTGTTTGCACAGCACCTCGAGGACTTCGAGCGCAGATTCTCAAAGAGGACTTCACGAAGAGAGTCTGGGACCCCACACAAATTAGAGGAGGAGAGTGATGACCCGTGATTGGATTTTTTGGTTAGCCTTTTTCATAATGTTCATCCTAGGTAGGGAGATAGTAAGATGGCTGTAGTAATATCTTTCAAGTTCGAGAAACTTCCAAACAACCCAGCAGTGGTAACTTCCGTGAAATGCACTGGTGAGGGCAACCTCCCAGAGTATGCAACAGCCCTGTATCTGTTCCGTTCAGTTCCAGGTTTTCGGGAGGAAATCTGCAAGGGGCTTCCCGAGGAGGCCATCCAGGCCCTAGACAATTTTGATTTTAAAGAGAGTGATGTTATAAATTTAGGAGAGCGCAAATGCCTACATTAGAAACCTACAAAACAGAGAAACCGATTAAGCTCCTTTTAATGGGTGACACTGGAACAGGAAAAACCGGTGCCCTGGCAAGCCTTGCCAATGCAGGGTATAGACTTCACATTCTGGACTACGATAACGGGCTGGATATTCTGTCCACCTCTGTTGACCCAGACAAGCTGAAGAATATTGAGTATGAAACCCTGACAGAGAAAAAGAAGGCGGTCAATGGGACAGTCCTCATCCAAGGCACCCCCAAGGGCTTTTCTAAAGGTCTGGCCCTGCTCACCGAATGGAGTCAGAAATACACTTCCCTCGAGGACATTATTGTAATTGACTCCCTGACGTTTATGTCCGACGCGGCACTGGAGCACGTCCTTGCAGGGAACGGCCACACAGGTAAACAACCGGAAATCCAAGAGTGGGGTCTGGCAATGTCCCTCATTGAGGATGTTCTTTCAATTCTCTATTCCACCGACGTCCAGTGCAATGTGGTAATCAACAGCCATATTAAATACATCCAGGACGAGGGCACAGGCTTAGTCAAAGCGCAGATTAACACCCTTGGCTCCAAGCTCCCTCCCAAAGTCGGCAGGTATTTCAACCATATGCTCTGTGCAGGATTCCAGGGTTCCAAGCGGGTGCTCTTCACCAAGGCCACTCCGCTGATGGGACTGAAAAGTCCGAACCCAGGAAAGGTCAAAGACATCTACCCTCAGGCGGATGGCTTGGCCAGCTACTTTAAAGATGTCAAGGCCTAGCGTCTGAGGTCTGGCATCTTTAGGACAGGGACTTGTTTTTCTCCTCCATTCCTCCGAAGTCCCTGTCCACCTACTCCTATGCCCCTCTAAGTCAAAAGTCCTGAGTCCCAAGGCAAATCTTGACTCCTGACTCTTGCCTTTTGACTTTTGGCGGGCACCTCGAAAACAACTAGACAAACTTTTTATTTAGTTTTAATTTAATTCAATTCTTTCTGAAAGGAAAAATCTATGACAAACTTTATGCACCTGCTTGACAAAAAAGTATCTGAAACCGAACGTCCGAAACCCTTGCCGGTAGGCGCCTATGATATGGTTATCACTGGCTACACCACAGGCACCAGCCAGCAGAAACAAACTCCGTATGTAGAATTTGCGCTCAAGGTTCTGTCCCCTCGTGATGACGTAGACCCGGAAGAATGGGCACAGGTAAAGAACCCGACCGAGGCAAAGTTGAAAACCCAGTTCTATCTCACAGAGGATTCTATGTGGCGTCTTCAGGACTTCTTGGCTAAAGCTGGTTTTGACACATCCTCCGATATGTCCTATGCCGAAATGCTGGCTGAGTGTGCAGGCAGAAACGTCATCGGCATTGTGTCGCATAGACAGTCCCAGGATGGCGAATCAGTATTCCCTGAAGTTCGCAAGTTCCTGAGTCAGGACTAACCCACTAATAGTAGGGAGTGGGAAGGGGCAAGGATGTTTAGCCTCTCCTCCCCTCCCTCCCTACTTTCCACCTAACCCTTTTATCCCGGAGCTCCCTATGGAAATTGAACTCAATTCTATTCACATTCGCCCAGAGCGCCAACGTAAAGACCTTGGGGACTTAACAGACCTCAAGGTTTCGCTGCTTCAAGTTGGCCTTATCAACCCTGTTGTTATTGAGCAGGACCCAGATGATGGCCTGTTCTATCTCATTGCCGGGGAGAGAAGATATACCGCTTGGAGCCAGCTGGCTGCCGAGGGGAAACTTCCCACAACCATCAAGTGCACCCTCTTCACCAACCTCGACCCATCCACCCGCCACGTGATAGAGCTCGAGGAGAACATCAAGCGAAAAGACCTCACTTGGCAGGAGAAGGCCAAGGCCATTGACGAGTTGTTCTACCTCCGCAAGTTCTCCACGAACATCGAGCTGGCAGAGTTTCTCGGCCTCTCTGAGGGGTTCATCTCTAAGAACCGTGTGGTCTGGGCTAACATTGACAACCCCAAGGTTGCAGGGGCAGACACCTTGGTGAGTGCATATACTATCTGCCGACGGGAGAGTGAGCGGCTCCTTTCCAATATCCGCTCGGATATGGACCAGTTTGTTATTGATATGATGGAGGAATCTGAAAATGGAACAGAACAAGGAAGAACTAACCCAGTGGGAACAGGAGTCCGCGGCACGGATGGGAATGTCCCTGGAAACCTACCGCAACTGGAAACAGCGTCAGCTGGAGTATCTCAAAGCCCAGAGCAAACTTCGCCAGCAGACCCATTCCCAAACACCCAAATCATCTGTGCAAACTTCCCCATCTGGGCAGACTCCTACAGCGGGCCAAAATTCAACCTCCTGCACTTGGATTTCCCCTATGGTATCAACCATCAGAAAAGTGAGCAAGGTAATACGAAGAATTTTGACCACTACGAGGATACTCCGGAAATTTACCAAGGGCTAGTAGAGGCCCTGGTAAGGAACTCTGAAAAACTCCTTTCCCCCTCCTGTCATATCATCTGCTGGCTGAGCCTCAATTTCCAGGAGTGGACAAAAGCCCAGTTCAAGTCCATAGGTTTTGAATGCCTAGCCCAGCCCTTTATTTGGTATAAGTCTGACAATAAAGGCATCATAGCCGACACGATGTGCGGGATGAGGAACGTTGGGGAATACGCCCTGGTGTTTGTCCGGGAGAGAAGACCGGTGGTCAAAAACATCTCGAATATCTTCCCACATCCCTGCACCAAAAAGTTCCACGTGAGTGAGAAACCCCTTGCAATGGAGCGGCAGTTGATGAGTGCGTTCTGTGATGGGAACACTCGCCTCCTCGACCCAACGTGTGGCAGTGGCACAGCGATTATGGCCTCACTGGGTTATGGTGTGGAACAGGCCTTGGGATTGGAGCTTGACCCAGAGATTGCGGTAAAGGCCCAAGCCTGGCTCCACGACGAGAAGATTGCTGAAAATTCAACAAACCTGGATATTGATTTGGAGATAGACCTATGATGAAAAGAGGAAATTATTTCACAACAGTATGGAGAGGTGGGGACTTTAAGGAGTCCCCAGTGGAGGTCAATGTGAAGTGGACTCAGGATGCCACCGGGGAACTTACCCTAGACTCAGGGGAGGTAGAACTGACTCCCTCCGAGGCCCAGCACATAGGGGAGAACATCCTTTCCAGTCTTTCCAATGGAACCCTGTCCTGGGAGCCGTGCGATGACTAAGCTGGTAGTTGTAACAGAATTCCCTGGCAAGACCGACCTTGTTACAGGGAGACTCCTCTCCGGGGAAACAGGGAGAATTTTCTGGGACATCTGCTCCCAGGCGGGAATTCATTCCTCCGACCTGGAAGTCATCCCCGTCCTTACCCAGCGTCCCGGGAGTGGAAAGATTGAGGAATTCTGCCTGAATAAAAAGGATGCTGAAAGTCAATCTCAGGAGCTTTTTGGAAAACCCTATTCCAGGGGCTATATCAAAAGTGGCAAGTATCTTTCCCCCTCCAAACTTCTCCAGGTCGAATCCTGTCTTTCTCGTATCCGAGAGCTCAAGCCGAACCTCTGCCTCTGTCTTGGCTCTTTCTCCACCTGGGCGTTAATGGACACCTGTAAGTTCACCGCAATCAGAGGAACTTGTATGGAATCCACCTTGGTGCCGGGCCTCAAGGTTCTGCCCACTTACCACCCAGTTACCATCATCCGAGACTATTCTCAAAAGGTAATTGCCGGGGCGGACCTCCTCAAGGCGGCGAGGGAGATGGAGTTCCCTGAAATCAATCGCCCAAAGAGGGAAGTATGGATTCCAGAGACGAAAGAGGACTTGGCGGAATGCAGGAAGTTGCTCAATGAAAGGAGCCGTCTCACCCTCGACATTGAAACCAAGGACGGGCAAATTACCTGCGTAGGCTTTGGGATTTCCCCATCCTTCTCCATCACCATTCCCTTCACTGACAGTCGCAAAGAGGACTGGAATTACTGGAATTTCCTTGATGAGCTTTCTGCCTGGGCACTTGTCCGGGATATCTGTCAGAACCCCTCCATAGAGAAGGTTCTCCAAAACGGGGTCTATGATATTCAATACCTCTGGCGGGTAATGAACATCAAGACCCTAGGATTTCGAGATGACACTATGATAATGCACCATTGCCTCTATGAGGAACTTCCCAAGTCCCTCGGTTTTATGGGCAGTATTTACACCAACGAGGCCTCGTGGAAACTTATGAGGCGATTTGAAGAAAAGGACCTGAAATAATGGGAGAGCTTTTTATTGATTTCATCCTGGCAATATTTTGGATATTGCTGGTTATATATTGTTTAATTCACCTTGATAACTTGGGAGAGTTCAGTGAGAGATACAATTCAAGCAGACAGACAAATAGCGAAACTTCTAAAACCGGAGAGAAAGAATGAGTTCTTTTCCCCTGGAAGTGTATGGGCACATAGGGTCAATGGTCATTGGGAGCTGGTTTATCTCCATTCCCTGACCTCCCGCCTTATCAGGAACTCTTCCCGTGAGGTAGATTTCTACACCCCATTCGGCCTGGAGCATCTTCCCCGGGAGAAGTTTCTTTCCCTGTTCACCCCTGTTGGATGGGCGAGGGTAAAGTTTGAAGGCCTTGCATCCCTGGATAACATTCGCCCCGAGGTTCCACCAATCCACATCCCGGGAAACCTAATCTCAGGGGCTTGACAAACTGCCCCGCCGGAATTATTATGAAAGAAAACTGGAGGGTTTTAATATGAAGAGAGTTATTCTTTCTGAGTCCAAGCATTTCCTCGGCTGGGCTGTTGTGCCCAGTCCTGGAGAGCCTACCCGATGGGGACTAGTTCCCCGGGCCTAGAAAGCCAAACTCCTTTCCCGGCTACTTCGCCACTCCTCTCTCCAGCTTTCTTTCCCTCGGGACGGTTGGGACGGGCTTGAGCCCTCCGAGGCCCTGACCTATTACAAGCTCAAACTTCAACTTCAGAAGATTGAACTTTCCACCCAGTCCCTTAATTTGAACAACCTAAAAGCTGAGAGGAGTCGCTAGACCTATGTTGAAATTCAAGACAGAGAGCTTCGTGCCAGATGACGAGGCTACTAACCTGTGGGTATACAATGGGCTTGACTGTTGTCTTACCTATGAAATCTGGGAAAAACTTAAAACACAGTTCAACACCAACACAGCCACCATCTACAAGTGGGAGTTTAGCTCCCAGGCCGTGGCACTGGAAATGATGTTCCGAGGGTTCCTCGTTGACCGCCAAAAGGTACACTCCAAGATAGAGGAACTTGAACAGGACTACAACTATTACCAGGCCAAATTGAATATCCTGGCCAATGCTGTGTGGGACAAAGACCTTAATCCAAATTCCCCAGCCCAACTCAAGGAGTTCTTCTACGAGGCCCTGGGTTGTGCACCTGTTATGTTCCGGGGCAAGGTTACTACCGACCGCAGTGCGATGGAGAAACTAATCGACTCCTATCTCTACGCCCGGCCGCTATGTAAGTTGGTTCTTATTCTCCACGACCTAGGGAAACTTCTTTCCGTTCTCCGCACGGAGATAGACCCGGATGGTAGAATCCGGTGCTCCTATTCCGTGGCCGGAACAGAAACCGGACGTTGGAACTCCAGCACCTCCGCCCTTGGCACAGGAACAAATCTCCAAAACATCACGAACTCCCTACGGGAAATCTTCGTCGCTGACCCGGGAATGAAAATTGCCTATATTGACCTCCAGGCCGCGGAGTCCAAGGCCGTGGGGTATATCACCGGGGATGAGAACTACATCAAGGCTTGCGATGAGGGCGATGCTCATACCGTAGTGGCGAGGCTCGTTTGGCACGACCT